TGGAGTTCAGACGTGTGCTCTTCCGATCTGCGAGGAGCAGGGGGCGACGGGCTACTGGATGCCCACCCGGACCAATGCGATCAGGCCCCTTTACCAGCTCCTCGCCATGGCAAAGATACGGCCGGACGGCGTATGGGGCGGGGACTGAGAGGGTACGGACATGAAGCATCTCGGTGACATAACTCGAATACATAACGCACCGTTTGTGGATTGCATCACATTCGGGAGCCCGTGTCAGGACCTTTCCATCGCGGGGCGCCGTGCGGGGCTGGCCGGAGAACGAAGCGGGTTATTCATGGAAGCGGTGCGCATTATCAAAGAAATGAGGGAACAAAGTGGAGGAGTATATCCAACTTTCGCTATTTGGGAAAATGTTCCCGGAGCCTTTTCAAGCAACAGAGGAAGGGATTTCCGAGCCGTGCTGGAAGAGCTTGCAAGCGCAGCCGAGGCGGGGGGGTATTACTATTCCTGAGCCTCCAAAAGGCAAGTGGAGCAAAGCGGGCTACATTGAAGGAGATCAATGGAGCATTGCGTGGAGAACCTTTGATGCTCAATTTTGGGGAGTGCCCCAACGAAGAAAGAGAATCGCGCTTGTCGTGGATTTTGGAGGACAACGTGCCGGAGAAATACTATTTGAGCATACGGGCGTGCGAGGGGGTTCTAAACCGAGCATCCCGCCGTGGCAAGGCATTGCCCAAAATCCTGCACACCGCACTGCTGGACATGATCGAGTGGTGGAAGGAGCGGGGGCATACACTCTGAAAATTCGTTCCGGCTGCGAAGGCGGCGGAAAAGGGCCACTGGTGCAGACGGAGAAGAGCGACACGCTTTCCACCCTGCAAGATCAAACACTGTTTGTTATGCAGGGGAATGTGATTGACAGAGACATTAAACAGAATGGTGCCGGCATTGTTGAAAGTGAAACCATGTTCACGCTGAATGCCACGGACCGGCACGGCGTGTGCTACTTATTAAACGATCAAGGCGGCCAGAGTATGGCCGTTGAAGATGGACGGGTATCACCGACACTGAGGGCGGAAAGCCACGCACATGAGCCTATTATTTGCGCCGCTTTCGTGGCTGGACAGGGGGCGAAAGCGAATGGTATTGGGTGGGCGGAAGAACAGGCACCCACGCTGCGCACGGATGGTGGGCTCAGTGCAATGCCCACAGTGCTATGCAGAGCGCATGGACAAGCAAATGCTGAGACGCTGGAAGAATGCAGCCCTTCGCTTACTTGCAACCACGAACAACCGATTGTGTTTGACGCCCGCAGTAACGGCGGTGGAAAAGTAGTCACGACGATTACGGGAGACCATGAATCCAGAGTGACCGATCACACAGCCATAGTGGCGTTTTCCAAAGAAGCATACAACACCGGGAAAAATGCCAGCTGTTCACTCGGCATAGAGAGTGGCGATGTTGCCCCCACTATGAGAGCGGACACTCACCCGGCGGGCATTGCCTACAAAATCCTGCGCTGGATTGTACGCAGAATCACGCCGATGGAATGCGAGCGGTTGCAGGGCTACCCGGACGGGTGGACGGACATTGGGGAATGGCTGGACACAAGGGGAAAACGCCACAAGTCGGCGGATGGGCCAAGATACAAGGCGCTGGGCAATTCCATTGCCTTGCCGCAGTGGTGGTGGATAATTTGCAAGATGGCGGCGTACCTGCCCACCGGCGCTACACTGGGCAGCCTTTTTGATGGCATTGGAGGATTTCCTCTTGTGTGGGAAAAACGCCATGGAGCGGGGACGGCGCTGTGGGCGAGCGAGATTGAAGAATTTCCCATTGCGGTTACAAAACGGAGATTTCCTGAAAGTTGACCTTGAAGGTAAGGACGCCAATGTCCTTACCGATTCAAAGCAGAGAGGAGAACGACTATGTTTGAACAGGACGGAAAGCTGATCATTGAGTGGAAGGCTGGCGGGGATGGGGTAGAACTGGAAGCCAGCGGCCTCTCTACTGACATTCTGAGCGCCCTTGCGACCGCTTCGGGCGAGGAAATCAAGGTTTTTGCCCTGCCTGAAAAACTCGACCAGAACCTTGATGTGTTCCTGAACACGGTGCAGGCACAGGCACGGTTCGGAGGCCCGCAACCTATCCGGGGCGGCATGATCTTCATGGACGATAACATGACGGTGGATGTTTTGGACTGAAAACTTATTGGCTGACGGCCCGGAAAGACGGGCGTATATGCGGCGGCTTCGGAAGGCTGCGACCGAACTCCCCAGCCGCAGTGCGGGTTCGACACCCGCCCGCCGCTCCAAAAGGCTTATGCTAAAAAAGGGAGGACTTGACGATGAATAGCAATGCAATCCGAAAGGCGTATTTACCGCTTACCAACTGCGACCTCGATCAAATTGCACAAAGCGGGCAATGTTTCCGTTGGGCGATGATTGCCCCCGGGGAATACATCGTGCACGACGGACACGACCAGGCTTTGTTAAAGCAGCGCGGCAACCTGCTGGCCCTCGAATACTACGGCGACCGGCTGGCGAAATGGATGCACTATCTCGATGTTGAAACGGACTACGACGGCATCTTGCATTCCATCCCCGCGGCGGACAAGTACCTGCGCGCGGCTGCCGACCGGGCCAGCGGGCTGCGAATCCTGAATGCGGACCTATGGGAGATCATGGTGAGTTTCATCATCAGCCAGAACAACAATATCCCGAGGATTCGACGCACAGTAGAGGCTATGTGCGAGCGACTGGGAGAACCCCGGCAAGGCCCGGCGGGCACCTATTACACCTTCCCCGACCCGGCGGATTTGAAAGACGTTCGCCGCCTGCAAGGGTTGGGGTTAGGGTATCGTGACAAGTACATTGCCCAACTGGCGCGAAATGTGGCATCCGGCAGGGTGAAGCTCTCTAAGCTGCACACCATGACCACCGAGGAAGCTCATACCTACCTGAAAAGCATCTATGGCATCGGGGAAAAGGTGAGCAACTGCATCCTCCTGTTCGGACTTGGCAGGAAGGAAGCCTTTCCGGTGGACACCTGGATGCGCAAGATCATCGGGCGCGAATACGGCGGAAAGTTTCCCGTGGAGCTTTACCCCGAAACTGCCGGCGTAATGCAGCAGTATATGTTCTTCTCGGAAAGGAGCAGTAGAAAGCTATGAGCACCTATGACCTCTTAACCTATCGAGGCAAGAGCCTCATGGAATGGGCGATCATCTGGTTTAATACAGACAATGATACTTTCTTTGAACTCTACGGGTTCAATTTCAACCCACACAAATACCCGGGCCTTTATGAGCTGGCACGCAAACGGGTATACGGGAGCGAAGCATAAAGCGCGCTTGCGCTTAATTATAACTACGGAGGTAAAAGACAATGGCGAAAATCAGTGTACATGACATCCGGGGGCTGTGCGATGCAGGCGTTTTCCGGGTGACAGTCGAGGGCAGTGACGCTTTCATCGAGGAAACGGCAACAGGAAAGCGGGTTTGTCTTACTGCCCCGGCGGCACCCCGCCCCCGCTGCGCGGAGCGGCACAGCAGAACGGAACGAATGTTCGGCAGCAAAGACACCTGGAATGTTCCGCCCAGCGTGAACGCGGACAAGGACCAGGGCCCGTACCGTGGATTCCTGCTGATTCGCTGTGAAGAATGCGGCGAGGTCAAGGGGTACTGCGCAAAGCGGGAAACCTATTCGTTCCGGTGCAAGTGCGGCCATGAAACCCCGCTTGAAAAACTGCGCCCCATGTTCGTGAAGTGCAAGTGCGGCAAGGAGTTCCGCTACAAAACCAACCTGACTGATCAGCGGTACACCCACACCTGCCTTGACTGCGGTTCGCCGGTCGATCTGGAAGTCAACCGGCGCGGCACCGCATACGTCACTGTTGGAGAAGGGAGATAAACAAAATGGCAAAAACGAAGATGGAACATTACAGCATGACCATGAGCGCTACGGGGGACCCCGAGTTCTGCAAAGCGCAGACGGACAAGTTTATCAATTTTCTGAAAGTGCACTACGAGAATCAGGATGAAGTTGATATTGAATCCGTTGTGCAAAAAGAATACCCGATGCCTGCACAGGATACACCGGCGGGCGTGGATTGGGATGTTGTGGCAATCTACGACGATGCCGGTATTCCCTCCATCATGCACCGGTTTAAGCGCGTGACCAACGCGGAACTTTTTGAGGGTGGCAGCGACGCGGTGCATCCGGCATTTATCATTGGTGGTGAGGTATACGACGAAATCTACATCAGCGTGTACCCGAACACGATGATCAACGGAAAACCGTACAGCCTCCCCTTTACGGAACCGGCAACTGACATCACCATGGAGGACTTCGCGGCGGCCTGCTTCGCCAAAGGCGACGGCTGGCATTGCATGACGGCGGCGGAATGGGGGCTACTGGCAAATATCAGCGCAAAGCTGGGGACGCTGCCTCACGGCAATACTGATCGCGGGCATTGGCACGCTGATTCCGAGGAACAAGGAATCGTTGTGAAAGGCGGCGGAGGCAAAACGCTGGCCGGCAGCGGCCCCGCAACGTGGACGCATGACCACACTCTGACCGGCGTGCACGACCTGTGCGGCAACGTGTGGGAGTTCTGCCGCGGCTGCCGCATTGTGGACGGGTCCATTCAGGCGGCGCAGAACAATGACGCTGCGTTGCCGGAAACAGACCTTGCGGAAAATGGCGACGACTGGCACCCCATTCTGGACAATACCGGCAAGCCTATCTTTGGGGGCATCGAGGGCGACGCCGTAGTGTTCACCACCGGAGAATGCGAGCGAGGGTATACCGGGTGCCGGTGGGGCGATGCGGTAATGCGCTGCGAAAGCGAACAGCTGAAAGCTCTGGCCCTTTATCCTGGCGAAAAAGAAAGCTACTGCTGGGTGGATAGCTCCGGCGATGAATATTGCCTCTATCGTGGCGGCAGCTGGTACGACGGGTCCCACGCCGGGGTGTTCGGCGCGAGCATGGACAACCCGCGGTCGAACTCCGGCAGCAGCATCGGTGGCCGTTCCGCTTATTTCGTGAAGCACTGAACACCGAAAACTGAATCACTGCACGCCGAGCGTGAGCGAGGCGAGAAAAGGGGAACATCATGGAAAATGTGAACAAAATTGTAACCGGCCTTGTGGAGTGTGTGCTCGCGGCTTTTGGACTGCTTGCCGTCTGCCTTTGGGTTGCGGCGGCGATTGTTGTGCCGGCCGCCCTGATCAAGCTGTCGTGGCTCTTCCTGCTGGCCTAAAGGAGGGAACGCTCAATGAAGATGTCCAAGTTTACCAGACTGGTAAAGCAAACCGGCTATTGCTTTGTGGCGGATGTTCAGGGCAGTGGGATGTGGCTTGGAAATGGCCATGCATTGTTCCGGGCGGCCAACCTCCCCCTCATGGAAGGGCGAGAGCAGGTGCGCACTGTGCTGGATATACCCGAAAAGGCATGGGAAAAAATCGTCCTCGAAGAGGAAAGCTATCCCGGCACCACCGACGTGAAAGGGTTTGACCTGTCGGACTGCGTACAGGATGAAAAGCAGACCAAAAAGGTGAGGGTTTCGGCCTCTTTGGATGGCAAGTGGACATCCTGCCGCCGCTGCGATGATGGTGAACTGGTTTTTTACCGCGATGGACTGCTGGCCCCGATCATGGACGACATCGAGGACAGCGATTACATCACTTACACCATCCGCCGAACCGGAAGTGGGCAATCCTATCTTGCGATTCACGATGGCATGAACCTGCTGGCCGTGATTATGCCCATGGAAGTTCTGAGTGACACCTACCTTGCAGAGTTGGCAGAATTTCAGGCACTATGCACCGAACAGCTATGGCGCGACAAGGCTGTTGCCTCTCGGAGGGCAAACCCCGGGGGCGAGGGCCTGGAAGCTGATGCCGAACAAACCGAAATGGAGGGGCAGAATGAAAATCAGTGAGGCGATGCAGATTCTCGACCCGGAGTGCGGGGAGAAAGAAAAAGACCCCGAGAAAATCAGCATCGCCCAGCGGATGGGGGCGGTGGCATTAGAAAAGCGCCTGCCTCAACTGCCATACCCTGACGGCGACCGATTCATATTAGCTTGCCCGTGCTACGGCAGCGGCGAATACCTGTATAACGAGGATGGAAACGCAAACGCCTACTGCGGGCAGTGCGGACAGGCCATTAAGTGGCCGGACAATGAATAACCTGCCGACGGGCACCGAGAGAAAGGAACGATTTGCTATGAAAAACGAGTACATGATCAGCCTTGACCGGGCTATTGAGATTCTGAACCCGGAACATCGGGAAGGTCACCCCAACATGGACGAGATCAACGAGGCTTGCCGCATGGGCATGGAAGCTATGCAAGAGCTGCGCGACCGCGAAAATGCAGAGAATATCCAGGCGGCACAGGCTGAAATGGCCATCTACGAGGCGGCCGTACAGCGATTTGGCGAACAGGCCCAAATCCTGATCGCCGTGGAGGAAATGGCCGAACTGACAAAGGCCCTGCTCAAATATATCCGGTACGGCGGCGCCCGTGAGGTTCTGGATTCGATTGCGGAGGAGAGGGCTGATGTGGAAATCATGCTGAACCAGCTCCATGTGATCTTCGGGGACAACTCGGAATGGGAATGCAAAAAGCTGGACCGGCTGGCGGCATTCTTGGAACCGGACGTGAAGTAATAACCTCAAACCCGATGCGTCCGAAAGGCCGCAAAGGGCTTGTATATAGGCATTAAGTTAAGAACCACAAGAGGGAATACGCCCGGAACGAATGCCACTGGCACGCGGCCCAGATGGGGCAGACACAGAATGAAATTGTTTTCCGGGGGAAAGGCTGGCCCTTTCCCCCGATAATTGCAAGAGTGCACTGGCAGGAAGGTGGTCAAGGGAAAGGGTGGAGATTTTCGCTTGCGAAAATACTACCCGGCCTTGACAACCTGAACTGGAAGTGCGAGAAGGAAGCGCGGGAGGAGGAACGATCAAGTGAAAACGACCTACTACCGCGAACAGCGCCATATCTGCGGCAAAGACTACGATTCTGCCGGCTATATGGAAGTTGACCTGTATTCCGTGACCAAGCGACAGCACCAGGCGAGCCGGAGAGCGAAAAGAAAAGAAGCAACCAGCCTTGCAATGCAGGAATACAACGACCGACGGGCAAAAAGGTACTGTGTCCAGCTTGTGAATACCAATTTCACCCAAAACGACTACGCATGGACTGGGACCTATGACGATGATCATTTGCCGGCACCGGGCGATGAAAAAAACGTTGACCGAGATTGGTCAAACTTCATCAAGCGGGTGTACCGCTGGTGCGATAAGCACGATGTGTGCCGCCCGCTGTGGATGATGGTCACGGAATACACCACCAAACTGGAAGATGGAACCACCGTCGGTAGACACCACCACCACGCGATCATACAGCACACCGATGGTTTGACCCGCGATGTGTTGGAAGATTTGTGGCGTGATTCGAGCGGGGCGCCTCTCGGAATGGCTCGCTGCGAACGCCTGCACTTTGAGCATGGCAGCGTTGAGAGCCTTGTACTGTACATGAACAAGAACAAGCGATGCGCTCGCCATTGGAGGCAAAGCCGCGGCTTGGAAAAGCCGAAAACACCACGGCCAAACGATAGCCGGTGGAGCCGGAAAGCAATCGAGGAAGCGAGCACGCTGTACATAGACGACCGGGCGTATTGGGAGAAGAAATATCCGGGGTTCACTCTTGGGCGGGTTGAAACCAGGGTCAGCAATTCCGGCCAGCGGCACACGCTGGTGATCCTGTACCGCGCGGATTTCAGGACGGCAGCATATCGAGGGCAAAAGAATGGGAGGATAAACCGTTGAGATTGGAACTGAGCGATCTGCCGCCATGGGCCCGCGCCCAGGCGGAAAAACAGCTTGCAGCTTCACGAAGAGACGGGGGCACCATTGCCGCTGCTGCAAAGGCTGCACGGGCAACTGGAAGGGAATTTGACAGCCGCGGGGAATATGAGTTCTACATGGGTACGGTATTGCCCGGGATGGCGTCGGGGGAAATTGTGAAATGCGAACAACATCCACAGTTTATCCTTTTCCCGGAAAGCGAGTACAACGGCATCAAGCTGCGCTCCGTCCGCTATACTGCGGATTTTCGGCTGGACTATGCGGACGGCTCTGTGGAGATAGTCGAGGTGAAAAGCAAGTTTGTCAGAAGGATGCAACGGGACTACCCTGTGCGGCGGCGTGTATTTCTGGAACAGGTACGTCCGTTGGGGTGGAAGTTCCGGGAGATTATCACGACGGACACCAAGGAGGACGTTGATCAGTGGAAAAGGCTGGCGCAAAAAAGGAGCTTATGAGCAAAAGCAAATGCCCGCTCTGCGAGCGGTACGCGAAAATGGAAACGACCGACGGCACACTTTTTTGGCTGGAATGGGGTGCCGATGGATTGCCGCGCCTGTACATGGACAGCAGGGGCCGGGGCGGGGGCATGAATGCCTTGTGCATCAATGCCTGCCCGCTTTGCGGCAGCTCACTCGGTAGAATGGAGGCAGACGATGAAGCGGAAAACGGCTAGACCGGCATTTTGGAGAAACAATGCAGCGAAACAAGCCCAACGGCGGTATTTGAAGGATGGCAAAACGCAGCGCGATCGCACCGAAGAAGCGGAAAAGGCCACGGCAGAGGTTTTTGCCATTTGCATTCTTGCGGCCTTGTATGATAAATACGGCGTCGGGGAAAGCCGGTTGAACAAGGTTGCGGACGCCACAAACGAGTTGGCCATGAAGTATGAGGCCATCAAAAACGGACCGCCTAGGATTTTGAACGGCAAAAAGATGACCCCTTACCAAGCGGCAGAATGTATGTTGGACGAAAAAACACGGGGATATTTCCCGGAGGAATTTGTACTGCCGGCGTACAAAATGCCTCGAAAAAGCGAGGTTGTGAAGCTGGCAGCCCAGCGTGCAGCGGCGGCCAGAGTTGCGCGCTTGTATGCCTATGGTGTGCACACTGCGCTCGGATTTGGGGCTGAACGAATAAAGGCCACAATGTTAGAGGCTGCTGAAAACTATCGACAGTTCCGCGATGCCACGGACACGGGGGACTACTACGGATATGCGATACTGGCGAAGAAAATGAGCCAGATTATCCATGCAGATTGTGATGTTGTCGGAGAAGGCGAGGAAAAGCCGATCTTCGGCAATGCGATTTACTGAGGAGGCCACCATGGAACGCCATAACGCGGAGTTGATCATCAAATACTACTATGCAATCCCGGCCATGAAGAGGCTGCTTGCAGAGGAACGCAGAGATCTGGAAGAGGAATGCTTCGGGGTGCGCGGGGTTGTCATGGACGGTATGCCGCATACTACTACCCCCGGCCGGCCGGTTGAAGCTGCTGCTATCGCCTACGAAGAAAGCGGGGTGGCGGAGAGGTGCAAAGAAATAGCGGCCAAGATTGATGCTCTGAACAGGGACGCAGCGAAGATTCGGTGCTCGTTTGATGCCCTGAACGGTAAGTACAAACAGGTTGTCATGCTGCGCTATGGCGGTAGTTACAGTTGGGGTGGAATTTCCGCAAGAATGGGGGTGCCGGATAGCACTTGCCGGTTGTGGAGCCGAAAGGCGGTTGAGTGCTTTGGGAAGGCATTTGCCGAAGAACCGGAAGCTCATGAGATTTTGGCCCGAGCCTCGCACGCGCGCGTATAATGATACCGGGTGTCGAAATGGCTGCAAACTGCCAGAAAAAAGGCGGAGAACACAACCAGATTCAGGCGGAATGACATGGGCACCAGGGATGGCGAAAAAGGCAAAAAATATCAAGTTGCCAAACACGCGACGCGAAGTAATTTCCGGCGCTGCAAAATCCCGCTGGAAAAACAATTTGCGAACCCAAAGAGAAAAGCCCCGGCGGTTGCCGGGGCTTTTTCTTGCGCATAAATTGCAAATACGAGCAGTTTTGTATCAAAAAATCGTTTTTTGTTGTCAAAATTGCCGCTTTCGCAATCAGAAAGGGCGATTTTGCGATTCGTCCAGGTCGATAACATTTATTTCGGGCGGGGATGGCACGGTGGCATAATACCGGCCGTGTTCGTAGTTCTGATCGGTGACGCCATCCCACCAGGTGATGTCACCGTGCTGGCTTTGTGCTGCCTCCATGAGTTGCCGTGCCTGATCTTCGTCCACGCCGTCAAAAAGCAGGCGAGAGCCATCGGCGAAAGAGGCCACCAGGCGGCAGGCGAGAAAAACTTGCCCGGGGTCATTCTTCGGCATCGGTGTCACCTCCTGACGGCTTACAGGGCCATTGGGCGGCCGGGGAATACCCATCGCGCGCCATTTTGTCGCGGATGGCCTGCAAAATATAACTCTGCACGCTTTGCCCGGCCTCGGCGGCAGCTGCACGAATGTCGGCGCCGACAGGGAGCAAAGGGCGAATATGGATGCGGTCGCATTTTGCGTTGTAGGCATCGTTCCCCCGGCGGTGAGATTCGGCAATAGGCATAAATAAATCAAATCCTTTCGCAAAAAGTTACACAAATAGTATAACACGGCGGAGTGAAAAAAGCTACCAGGCGAATGATGTTAAATCCCAACGCACAGGAGATTCAAAAGCCCGACGCTCGGCCTCTTTCTGGCAGTCCAGCAGCATTTCGTTGTTGGAGCCTCGCACGGGGCAGCGCAGACCCTTGCGGATAAACAGCGCGTTTGTGATCAAATCGAGCGTTGGGAGATCGCACAGCGAAAGCTCAGAGGGAGAAGCCTTGCCCCGGGAACCGTCGTTGAAAAGGCTGTGGGCGGCATGCAAAGCGGTGATCTGGCTGTCGGTCAGCTCGTGCCGGCGCGCCGCCCGCAGGATGCACGCAAAGGAAATGCCGTCATCGTTCGCATACGATACAGAGATAGAAAACAGTTCCGGGTCCGCCGAGAGAATGTAGATAGCGGCGGTGTAGCCGCCGTCGCGCTGCCGTGCAGGGAAGGCCCTGCAAACAAGCCCCATGAGCTGAGAGTAGCGGAAAAAGTGGTTTTTGTGGTCGATCATGGCAATGCCTCCTTGTCAGTTGTTGGGATAGTAGGCCACGACTTCGCCGGTGATGCTGTCGTGGCGGCTGATGATGGTATAGCCGAATTGCTCCACGTCGGAGTTGGCGGATTGCAGCACAGCGGCGATGTACTCCGGGCCGCGCTGAGCGAAACGATCAGGCTTTGTGTAGCGCCGGCGGAAATCTTCGACGCTGGCGGCGGGGACCTGGTATTTCTTGAAAACATCGTGCAGGTTTTTTCATGCGGAAATCTCCTCGTATAATATGATTTGCAGACCGTTTTGTAAGTGTGTCTGCTTAGTCCACTTGTTAGATTAGATATCAGCAGGCTTAGAGATGCCCATGATACAATAGCTGTAGGACAGCAGGGTCAAGTTCTGAAATCTCCCGTTGAACCGAAAGGTTGCTTCACGGAAAGTCCGTTCCCCTGAGCCGGAAGTTAGCTGCAAACTCATTGGCTGTTTGCCCGAGTGTAGGCCGCCCTTTCAGCAGTGAGGGATATCGCATCGGCCTGCTCTGGAATGATTCTGATAGGCGAGGTTGCGGATGCTCCGGTTATCATGGGTATCTCAAAGCCTGCTGGCCTGAAATCTCCATGCGGGGAGGTGAAA